GTGAAATGAACAAAAAAATCTACGACACAAAAGCCTGGAAAGAGCTCCGCCGGCAAGTCCTGACAGAAGAACAACACATTTGTCATTGGTGCGGCAAAAAAGCAACACAAGTAGACCACCTTGTAGAGATCGACAGAGACCCCTCATTAGCCTTAGAACGAACAAACCTTGTGGCGTCATGTCAACCGTGCAACAGCCGGCGTGGAAACGCTTACAGGGCAAAAAAACAAGCAATGAAGAAACAACAGGTTTTTGGGCCGGCCCCTATGCCTAC